TGGTCGGTTGAGTTTTTAGTCGGTACAAGGCGTCCTGAGAAAAATGACAACGACCCAGAAAAGATCGTAGCTACAATTTACGATTGGAAAACTGTATCAACGCCGAAAGAAAGGTATGAGTGGCATATAGGCGGACACTCTCCTAGAGCCGAGCGCTGTGTTAAGCATTACCTCGGTTTCTTAACTGGCGACATTTGCATCTAAATTTAAGTTGATTTTTAGCATGATTTCAGTAGACTTAATGTCTTATTTTTTAGCGGCTTTGTGGCTAGCTTTTATTTATTACATGATAGACTAAAAGGGGGTAACCTCGATGTTAATAAGCGGCGTGAAACGAGACTACATGACACAGCTTTTGGACGACGATCCAGAGTACAAGGACTGGCTAGATGAACTTGAGCGAGAATCTCAAGAAGAAAGGTTCCAAGAAGAGGCGCCAGAAAATGACTAAGACAGTGATGCTAGAAACCTCGCACATGGGTTATGAGCATTGCCTTGATACCTTGGAACAAGAACTTGTGCGCGCAATCACCCCTTCGGCGGACTTCGATGACATACACGGTAGTCTGCTTGAGTTTAACCGCATAAGTAAACTGCATGATGCGTTAGCAACACTCAGGGCATTGTCGCAGTGGGCTGACTCGGCTGAAGGCACGGTCCAATAAGATGCGGTGTAAGGCATGTGATAATACAATGCAGTACGTGGGTTGGAATAAACTTGGCAACTGTTTAGAAGATTTATGCAGGAACTGCCGAGAAGAACTTCTGTTACCACCGACTCGCGATGAATTAGTCAACGAAGACGGATATTTAGGAGTACCTGTTGATGACGACGCCTTGGATTAAACTAGAAGCTTTCTCAGATTATTTCCCAGAGGTTGAAGGATCGGTCAAAGTTCATCACTGTAAAGATGGCAGACACAACGACCGATTTTATTTAACCCGTACTAGTGATGGGCGGGTGTTAGGATACTGTTTTCACTGTGGTGGTCGCGGTGTGTACACTCCGTCACGGAGGGCTTTTAAAGAGTCACAAAGCAACGTTCGCAAACCACCTCCAACGACAACAAAAGATCCTTTCAAAGCTTGGGACGTACCTCCCCTTGATGAATGGGAGACATCAAGCCGGTGGTGTATTCAAGAGTGGGGAAAAATACCGCTTGACATTCGCAAGTGGTGGTTTTTAGCGGGTCTAAATATCAATGAATTCAATGAGTTAGGCATAAAGCTTTTAGACGGCAGGATGCCTGCGATCCCTTTGCGAAAAGACAATGGAGACCTTCCAACTGGACTTGCTTTGCGGTCATTTAACAAATCGTTACCTAAGTGGATTTNACTTGGCGAGAAGACACAAGGTTGCTTAGGCACCGAGACCTCCACGTTGGTCTTGACGGAGGATTACCTGAGTGCGTTACGCTGCAGCCGACAGTACAGTGCGTTGCCTTTGATGGGTACTAGTTTATCTACAGAGAATTTTAAACGAGTAACGAACTGGAGTAAAAGTACACAAGGCCGCGTTGTTGTTTGGCTAGACAACGATAGTCCACAGGTTATCCACAAGGCAAAAAATATCTACGAACGTTTAAATTTGCTGGTAAACTGCACGTTGATTTTGACTACGAAAGAACCTAAACACCTGAAGAACGACTCGGACATTGCGGAGATTATTACCGATGGAAACTGATATACTACTACTACTATCTAATATATCTAGATATAAGAGATACTCTTCTCTGATTAGAGAAGAGAGATTATCTGAAGATATTAGATTTATTTATAAAGATTTAAACAACTACTACAACGAACTAGGTAAAGAGGACGTTGACTGGTTGGAATTTAAAGCTTGGGTAATTACACTCAAACACCCTTCAATGAACGAAGATAGGATCGCTTTGGTTGATGCGCTTTGCGATAAGCTACACAACTCAGACCCAGTTGAGGACGGTGCAGTGATGAAAAACTTATCAACTCGCTACTGGGCAAACTTGATCTCAGAGACTGCGTACGATGTTGTCTTAGGAAAGGCAGAGATGTGTGCTGTGAAAGAGCACATCAAAGAATATAATCTTGAAGTCACTGGTGTTGCTTGGGACTTGGAGAACCTGTCACTCTCGAACTCGGAACTGCTTGAGCAACTGCGTGACCTGCGCGATGCGCCTAAGTACAACTGGTCGATTTCGGAACTTCAACTTATTCTTGGACCAATTAGCAAAGGTGATTTTATTATTTTAGCGGCGCGTCCTGACGGTGGTAAAACTACTTTTCTTGCTACCCAAGCCGTGCATTTCGCCAGTCAACTTGACGATGGGGACTGTGTTTTGTGGTGCAACAATGAGGAAAGCGGTAGCCGGATACGTTTGCGGCAAACTCAAGCTGCACTGAATTGGACACGCGAAGAGGTGATGAAGGATCTAACCAAGAGCGTTGAACAGTTCGAGGAAAAAGTCGGTGTTGGCAAGATCCAAGTCATGGACAACACAAGCATGACTGTCCACGATATTGAAGCGGCGATTGAGGCGTGTAATCCGAAGGTAATTATTGTTGACCAGATTTGGAAAGTTGGGGGTTTTGAGAAACAGTATGGGACGGGGATCGACCGTTACGCTAAACTTGCACAGTACGTGCGTGACCTTGCTAAAAGGTACGGCCCGATTATAGGTGCCTCTCAACTTGATGGTACGGCGGACAACACTAAATACCCGATGATGGGTAGTTTGTACGGCTCGAAGACCTCTGTGCAGGGCGAAGCAGACGCTATACTGACCATCGGACAGTCAAACGACGAGGGTGCAGAGATGCGGTTTCTACGTGCGCCGAAGAACAAGTTAAGCTACGCGCACAACGACTTCCGAAGTGCAGGGTGCGCNATTAAGATCGACAAGGAACGCGCACAAATAATCAGTTTACTTGGAGATGACCATGTTTGAACAAGCTATTATTCTTGACCTTGAAACAACTATCAACGCACCTGAACCACACTTTGGGGCAACACCCACTTGGCCTGGAAACTCTGCAGTAGCTTACGGCTTTCAGGCGTTAGACGGGTTTTGGACAAATTCAAGAGGGTTTAATATTGATGCTTTTCATGATGCCGTGCAGGATCTAGATAACGCTGTGCATTTGGACCACTCTCCATACTTGTTATTTGATTTAATAAAAGCTCTCCCAAAGGCCGTACTTGTTGGGCACAATTTAAGTTTTGACTTGATGTACCTTTTGAAGACATCGGCAAACGACAGTGTGATGGAGAGACCAAGGCTTTTGTGGGACACAATGAAGTATCACCACATTATGACCGGCAGAGGTCAAGTTAATCCCTCGCTTGAGAAGGTTGCAAAGTTTTGGGGTATCCCTTTTAAAAAAGATGACGAGATTAAAGAGCGGTTTAAGCTTGGGATTGGCGCCGACAAGATAGACCAAGAGTTATTGTACGACTATCTACATTCGGACGTTCGAGCGACCGCACAAATCTTCGCAAGACAACTCGACCACGCTTGGGGGAAAGGAGATACTTACCTAAGATACGCCTTGGAACTGATGACCGGCATTAAAGCGACATCAGTAATGTCAATGACTGGGATGGCTTTTAATACAGCTAGTGCTGGAGCAGAGAGCGCGGATTTAGAAATCAATTTAAAACGTTGTGAAGAGCAAGTTATAGAAAATTGGGGAGGGTTTTGGCCGTGTGCGTTCAACCCAAATAGCCCAAGTCAAATTGAGACATTGTTGTGGGGTGGAGAATCGAAGGTGTTGTACGACCAAGAAGTGTTAGACGAGAATGGGGCAGTGGTTTTGTACAAGTCCGGGGAAAAGATGGGTCAGATCAAGACCAAGAAAGCAACGCGAATCGTGCCAATTGACCCTATGGCTTTACCCAAAAGCATAAAACTATTCGAGAAAAGAGGTTGGGATATGAAGTCTAGCGCCCAGACGCTGCAAAACCTCGTTAAACACGACAAGGCTACCGCAGGTGCTTTTGCTGCGGACATTTTGGAACTCCGCAACAAAGCAAAAACAATCACAACTTACTTTAAACCTTACTTAAAATTTGCAGTAAACGGCGCTATACACCCCGCCTACAACCACTGCGTTACGCAAACGGGAAGACTCTCGTCTTCAAAACCAAACATGCAAAACGTTACAGGAAAAGATAAATGATTTTAGACCACTTTATTGCGCGACCGGGGTACACTTTGGCAGAGTACGACTACAAGCAACTCGAAATTAGGGTGCTGGCGTTAGCTAGCCGAGACCAACAATTGATTGACGACATCTGTGCAGGTGTGGACATGCATATCTATTTCGCCAGCCAG